TCTGTCTCAAGGGTTAGATGGGTATGTAGACGAAGAGGGAAATGTAATTTCGTATGACCCTCTTTTAGTTCCTATGTTATCTCTTGGAGCAGGAGTCGGTCTTAAAGCGGCGGGTGGGAAGCTTACAGAGGGGGGAGGTCCAAATTCCGTGACTCTCGGAGCTTTTATCGGAGAAAGAAAGCTTCGCGATATTCCTGATAAAACTAAAATTGATGGAAAAGAAGTAAGAACTATTAAAAAAGATTTGGACAAAGCTCGGATTGAGTTTGACCGTATTCAGGATTTGACAGTATCAGATATTTCAAAAGAATTAAAAAATCTTGGTTTTAAAAGCCTAGCAAGTATTTCTCCGGCTTTACAGAGAAAACTTTTAGAGGAATATAAAGTCAGAAGACCTTATGGCTGGCACCGTGGCCCTGATGGGATGACAAGGTTTGAGGTGCCGGATAAAAGCACAAGCTTAGATAAAGACTTAGCAAAATATTTAGCGGAAAATCCTGATAAAGATACTGTTTTAACTAAACAGCTTTTAAAAGGTTCTCCTGTTTTAAAAATGTATCCTGAAATAGGAAACACACGTGTTGTGTATGAACCCGGCTTAGATTCTTTAGGTGTGTTTGATGGAACAAAAATCGCAGTAAAAATTAATCCTAAGAAATACCCGCACACGTTTAAAAATGTAATTTTGCATGAATTAGGGCATGAAACGCAAGATTTCATGCGTTTTGCAAGAGGGGGCAGTTTAGAAACCGTAGAAAACATAAACAAGGGGTTAGAGGGTGTATACAAAGAAATAAATGCTTTAGAAACAAGATTAAATCTTAATAGAAGGTTAGAACCCTCAGATTCATACAGGCTTGCCCAATTAAAAGCAGAAGCATCTTCTGCTGAAGTTTTGTTAAAAGATTGGAAAACCGCTAAATTGGAGTATAAAAAAACAGGGACTAAAACAGCGGAGAAGGCTCTTGAAAATGAAGCAAAAAAAGTGTACAGAGCGCTTCCGGGAGAAAAATATTCGCGTTTAGATCAAAGAAGAGAAAACTTAACCGCTAGTGAACGCACTATTCTTTCGCCTGATATTGACTTAGGTCAAGTAATCGTAAAAGAACTAGAAGATCAAGGATATACAGTAACGCTTCCATCTTTTAAACCTGATTTGGAAGATTCTTTAAAGGTCACAATTACTGCTCCTGACGGAAGTAATGTTTTTCCTCCGCATGTTAAAAACCTTACAAAACAACTTGAAGAAATAATTAAGACAGAACGCATTCCTTTATACAGAAAATCGCCTTTTGACAACGAACAAGCAAGGGCTAAAGACAAGTTACTTAAGTTACAAAGGATTGAAAACAGAACAGACAGACAAAACGCGGAATTAGAGGAGCTTAACGATGTTTTGGGTGTAGGCAAAACAATGAATCGCGCTGATTTAAGAACAAGAGGAGAAGGATACAACAAAGACAATTTAGAAATAGATGTGTATGGCTCCGACATTCCTTTTGGTGAAGACGTTATTAGGCCGGATTTGGATCGGTATATACCTTCTGTTCAAGCAATGGAAAAAGCTCCAAGTAAAAATTTAGATTTAAGTGTGTCTGCTAAAACTGCAAGAACAAATACGCTTAATACATACAAAAAGACAATTCCTATATTTGAAGAATTAAATAAAGGAAAAAAAGAGCTACAAAAAGGATTAGACTATGGTTCTGGTTTAGGTTTAGGAGCAGGGTTTTTAAAGTTTGATTCTTTTGATCCCTATCTTGGAAAAAAAAGTAAGGCTACTTACACGGAGTCTAAAAAAATACCTTCTAATAGTTATGGGAAAATAACTAATTTTAATGTATTAAATGTTTTACCTAAAGAAAACCGTGATTTTGTTGTTAATGAAATAGGACGCATTTTAAAAAAAGAAGGACATGCTATAATTTCTGTACCCGACATAGATTATGTTAAAAAACAAACAAGAGGTAGAAAAGGTCCTGAAGAAAGGTCTATAATAACAAATCAGGGTACGTATCAAAAACATTTTGAATCGAAAGAATTAAGTAATTATATTAAAAGGGTGTTAGGTGATGATTTCTTAGTGACACCTAACCCAAAAAAGAAAGTAGGAGATGTATCTGTTATTATTAAAAAGTTTAATCGTGGTGGGATTGTTTCACGTGGAACACGGCCCATGGTTTTTGCTACAGGAATACCAACAGCATTAAGGAAGGGAATGTAATGCACGAATTTAACAATAGACTACAAAGTAATTTTCCAGATGTATATGAAGAGGGGCTTTTAGTTGCCGATGGCTTTGAAAAAGCTTTTATAGGGGTTGGACGGCAATTCAATAAACCTGTTGCTATTTATGATCGCCAAAAATGCATTAATATTTTGATAATGCGGGATGGTATGAGTATTGATGAGGCTGAAGAATATTTTGAGTACAATGTTCAAGGAGCGTATGTCGGAGAGGACACTCCTATTTTTATGGAAAAACTTCCAGAGACAAATGAGCGTCATTAGGGTATGATTCTCGATAGGAGGCTGTATGGCTGAAGAACCCGAAGAAATAGAAGAAATGATGGAAAGCGCGGCATCTTTGATGGACCGCGTACCACAAGGTTTGATGGAAGAAGACCTTCTTGAGGTAGAAGTCCCGGAAGACATGCAAATGCCTTCTATGGAAAACATTGAGATTATTCCTGAAGAAGACGGAGCGGTTGTTATTGATTTTGGGACAAATGAACAATATGGGCCTCCAGAAGACTTTTATTCAAACTTAGCAGAGAACTTAGATGACAGTGAGCTTGCAGAAATTTCTAATCAACTTTTAGAAGAATACGAGAGCAATAAAGGGTCCCGAAGAGATTGGGAAGAAGCGTATTCTAAAGGGTTGGAGCTTTTAGGATTCACTTACGAGGAGAGAACGGAACCATTTGCAGGGGCAACCGGTGTAACGCATCCCCTTCTGGCTGAAGCCGCAACTCAGTTTCAAGCACAAGCTTTTAACGAGTTGCTCCCTGCAAGTGGCCCAGTCCGCACAGATGTGATGGGCGCGGTCACAAAAGAAAAAGAAGATCAGTCTCAGCGTGTACGTCAGTTTATGAACTACTACATTACAAATATAATGGAGGAATACACGCCTGAACTGGATCAGATGTTGTTTTATTTACCGTTAGCGGGGTCTACTTTTAAAAAAGTGTACTATGATTCTTCACTAGACCGTGCGGTAAGTAAGTTTGTACCTGCGGAGCATTTGGTTGTTCCGTATGAAGCAAATGATTTGGAGACATGTCCGAATATCACCCACGTTGTTCGTATGTCTATGAATGATTTGCGTAAAAAACAGATTGCTGGTTTTTACAGAGATATAGATGTTCTTCCAAGTCAGGCAGAATCAAACAGTTTAGTGGAAGAAATTGACAAAATTGACGGGGTAACCGCCTCAAATGTGGATTATGACTGCACTTTGCTGGAGGTTCACGTTGATTTAGACCTTAAGGGGTATGAAGATACGGATTCTGACGGTGAACCAACAGGGGTTAAGATCCCTTACATCGTGACAATCAGTCAGGACAACGGGAAAATACTGTCAATTCGCCGAAATTACGAAGAGAATGACAAAACATATAAGAAAATACAGTATTTTGTGCATTATAAGTTCCTTCCGGGCTTTGGTTTTTACGGATTGGGGCTAATTCACACGATTGGAGGGCTTTCACGCACTGCAACAGCGGCTTTACGGCAGTTAATTGATGCAGGAACGCTGTCAAACCTTCCAGCAGGGTTTAAAGCCCGTGGATTACGCATAAGAGACGATGAAAACCCCTTACAACCGGGTGAATTTAGAGATGTTGACGCTCCGGGAGGGGCGATTCGTGATTCTTTGATGCCTTTACCATTTAAAGGGCCTGATTCTACGTTATTTCAACTTTTAGGCTTTGTTGTTCAGGCAGGGCAGCGTTTTGCTACGATTACAGACCTTAAGGTAGGAGATGGGAACCAAGCTGCTGCAGTGGGAACGACTATTGCTATGATGGAACAAGGTTCCAGAGTGATGTCGGCGGTTCATAAACGTCTTCATTATGCAATGCGGATAGAATTTAAGCTTTTGTCCCGTGTTATGTCTGTTTATTTGCCCCAAGAGTATCCTTATACGGTTCAAGGTGGCGATCAAATGGTTTTTGCACAGGACTTTGATGATCGTGTAGACATTGTTCCTATATCTGACCCGAATATATTTTCTCAGGCACAACGTATAACGCTTGCCCAAACTGAGATACAACTCGCTATGCAGGCTCCTGAAATCCATAATATGTATGAAGTGTACAGAAGGATGTATGAAGCCCTTAATGTAAGAGACATAGACAAAATATTGATACCCCCAAGTACAACGGAAGAAGTTCCTAAAGATGCTGCACAAGAAAACATAGATACATTTTCAGGGACGGTACTGAAAGCTTTTGAGGGGCAAGACCATCAAGCACATATTATGGCGCATATGGTTTATGGCGCAACGCCGATGGTTGCTCAATTGCCTCGCATTGCTATGGATTTGCAAAAACATATTATGGAGCATGTTCAGATACAGGCAACAGAACAAGCTATGGAGACTTTCCAACAACAAACAGGTGGACCTCCTCAAATGCAGGGAGATCTTGTGTTTGAAGCTTTAAAAGCTCAGTTTATTGCGGAGGGTATGAAAAACCTTAAAGCAATTAACGCGCAGGTTACAGGTGCAGATCAGCAACAGCCTGACCCTGTTGTTGCATTAAAGCAACAAGAACTACAACTTAGAGCGCAGAAGGATCAAGCAGATACCGCAATAGATCAGGCTGAACTTAACTTAGAAGCGCAGAAAACTGCGCGTAAAGCAGAGGAGTTTGATTTACGTCAACAAGGTCAAATGAATCAGACTCAACTTAAAATACAAGCTGCTTTTGAACGTGAACGACTACGACAACAACAGAAGAGAGGTTAATATGTCGAGAGTAAAATATACTGGAAATAAACCATCTAATCCCCCTGAAGCAACGCCTTATTCTGATATTAAAGGTCAGGGTAAAATGCCTTATGCTCAACCTGTCGAAGAAGATGCCCCCGACACAATGGACGGTATTATTACCAAAGGTCAGTCCAGAGGTATGGGTGGTGCTTTACGTGGTGGCAAATTTACGATTTGTTAAATGCCGTTAAAAACAGGTAAAAGCAAAAAAACTATAGAGGCAAATATCAGTCAGCTTGTAAAGGAAGGATACCCTCGAAAACAAGCGGTTGCTATTGCTTATAGTCACTCGAAGAAAAAGAAGAAGAAAAAGGTTGCTTAATGCTTATTGAAAGCTATCCCCAGTATATACAGGGTTTGACAAATGCAAAGTTAGATTTGACGGGTACAGGAGTAACAACTTTGTACACGGCTCCTTCTAATGTTTCTTTTTCTGTCGTTAATTCTATTCTTGTGTCGGAGGACACAGGCAACGCTGACACCATAACTTTAACCCTTACAAACGGGTCGGATGTGTTTAGTCTTTTCAAAGTTGCGGCTGTTGGTGCAAATGGAACCGTAGAATTACTAACAAGAGATCTTGTTCTTCAGCCAACAGAGATATTAAAAGCGACAGCAGCCACAGGTAATAGGTTGCATGTTGTTGCAAGTATACAGGAGTTTGTCCAGTCTGTTTCTGGGCGTGTTCCGTGAGTGATTATGATGATAGTCTATATGACGTTATTACAGAGGTTATAAAGAAACAACAAATGGATTTGAAAGAGCAAGAAATATTAATAAAGGAACAAAAAAACCTAGTAGAGAAACAATTAAAAAACTTAATTTTTTTTGAAAAAAGAGAGGAAAAATGAGTTG